CTTCATTTCGTCGCCACTCTTAGACTTTTCTCCGAATATGGACAAAACATCTTTTACCTGTCCGCCGTTTTGATAATCCATAACCTCTCCTCCGTTTTGATATCCATTGATATAGCCCCCTTGCTGAAATCCAGCCTTGCTTTTTTCTAATAAGTCCTTCCAATCTTTTCCATAATACCCTTCAGCCGTAGAGGCAATTGTAGGAAACTTCCAGCCGTGCTCTTTTTTAAAAGCCGTATGAGCTTTTGGGTCCCGACTCACCCGCTCACGAAACTCATCAGTCCAATAGCTAACTGGCATCATTTCACCAGACAAAGGATCACGAAGCAATTCTTCCCCAGATTCACCAAATATAGGCGTACCTTTATATACACCAGATTCATAAGAATAATAGTCTGGAAGTGCTTCTTTACGAGCTTCATCTTCCGCCATTGAGAGTCTCGTCATCTTTCCTAAAACCTTAGACCAGTCTGTCTTTTCTTCCCCTTCAATGTCAAATTCTTCTGTGGCAATATCTACTCCATATTTGCCTTCCATCGCCTCATAGACATCATCGGTTCCGAGCATACCTCGGATATGCTCTTTAAACTTCATTTGGTCATCATGTGAATATTTGCGTTCTTCGGGTTTGGGCTTAGGTTCGGCGGTAGCGGCTACCCCCATAAATGGCTGCTCGCTAAAGCTTTCAACTCCATATTCTTTTTTAGACGGACCTTCAAGTTCTGGGTTGCCAGCAGCATAGGCTTGTGGCATTTTTTTCTCTAACCACCCTCCCCTTGGCATCGTCCCAGTTTTTTGCATCTGGGCTAATTGTTCTTCTTCAGTCCATAAGAACGGATTTCTTACACCAGTCTCCCCCTCTATCGTTTTAGCCCTTGCCCGATTCTCTTTTTGTCCCTTAAAAAAATTTCCGAGCATACCGACAAGACCACCCTTTTGATATCCGTTTACATATCCGCCCCCCTTGTAATCTTTTTTAGGTTTATAACCTTTTTTAGAGGCATAGCGTTTTTGAATATCGGCCATTTCTTTCTCATGTTTTTTCATAAGTTTGGCTAATCGCTTTGCGACGGTTTTACCAAGTGCACCCTGAGTCCTTAATAAACCATATCCACTCATTACTCCGCCAATTGGTGAAATCATTTCAAGCAGCTCTTCTGATGTCATAGCTTCTGTAGGTTGACCAAATATATTTCTGCCAGCTGGTATAATATAATCTTTAGCCTTTCCACCCTCTTGATATCCCATAGGGGACTTGGCGTTCTCTAACAGCGCCATATCGCCGAGTCTGTCTACATTGTTTAGCATCTGTAATTTTTCTGGACCAATCTGATCCGCAGCGTCTTTTCTAATGACAAATTCGCCTGGAGTAAGCATTGCGGGTACAGTATCAGTGCTTTGACCTCTCACATCTCCTCCGTCAGCCATTCCTTGAAATTTTTCATCCCAATATTTAGATTTTTCCTCATATTGCTCTTTTTTGCCAGCCCAATGTGCTTGTAACCATAAATCTTTTGCATCTCCGCTCTCCAGCGCTCCCATTATCATTTCTCTCTTCGCTCTTGGGTTTTCTGCAAAGTTTGCTAATAATAGTTCCTCCTGCTGCTCTCTATTTAATGTAGTTGCATCATCGGACTCTTTTGCAGCAGAAATCCACTCGGGGATTCTTTTACCTGATGCTGTATAAATATTTTTAGTCCTTTGTAGGGCTGTCTGAAAGGCCCCAGAACCTTTTTTTGTTTCAAACTGAAAATATCCACGACCTGGGCCACCCTCCGATTGAGGGACATTCATATCATCAGACTCTATCATTGCAATTTGGCTTGCAAGACCACCAATCTGATCAGGAGAGGCTTTATACTTATCGGCAAACCATCTTTTAATAAAACCTGGCTCTACCTTGCCTCCATCTTGATAGTTTCTATAGTATGTCATTTTCCACTAAATCTTTAGGTATATCCAACTTTTTGTATTAAATTCAAAAAACGGCTACCGTGCGTTTTTATGATAAAGGGTCTCACTCGACACAAAAATAAAACCGCCAATCGCTGTCTTCTAAACCCCCAGAGCCAGTAGTCTAAGCTTTCTTCTGGGGGTTTCTGTTAAATTAACCCGTCTAATATAAACGAGTTAATGAAAATACCAAACCTTATTTATTAAATTTTTGCGCCAGTAATCCAGTTGTATACTTTGTTCATTGGACGGCTGTTCAAAGTCTCAAGTTCAGCGTCAAGTTCGTCCATTTTCATTTTTTTGCTCCTTGGAGGTCTGGCATAGTAATCTGCGTAATAGAGCGCATCGAGAATATCATCATGTCTTGGCTTCGGATGTTCAAACACTTCATCCACCAATTCAGTCATTTCTTCTCTAACATATAATTTTTTACTGTTTATCATTGGACCAAGCGAGGTTTCAAGCCTGTCTTGCTTTTTTATACCTGGCGGAGGCTTAACCCCTTTGAATATCCCAGGCATCAGCCTTCTTTCGGTTGCCGACAGTCTAGTGACCATATCCCTGACCATTTCCTGTGCAGCCACCGTTTCAATCGTCACTCGCTTAACTGGGTGATATTTCTTTGTCATTTCTATAATTTTAAGCGGAACATCGAAAGTTGGTATCCTTTCTCTGAAATATTCCAAAACATACCGATTATTGTTTGAATCAACGGCAATAACCAGAATAACCTGATAATCCGAGGTTGCTGATGCGGTTGCGGCTAGATCAACGCCGATATATACATTAACTGGAATTGCATTGTCCCTGTCTGCAATATACCCAAATTTGTTTTCACACTTGTATTCATACGCATGATGCTGTATGCGGTCAATCTTGAATGCCGCAGATCCTATATCTCTAGCATCATTCATATACTCCTGAGCAAACTTGTTTACAAGACCAGCTCCGATAAACTCTTTTTTCTTCGTTTTCAACTTTGCAAGAGGAAACTGGTCTGACCAAGCTGGCTTTCCGTCCATGATGGCTCTCATAAAGGTCAAGTCCCAAGTATAGCTTGTCCCGTTTTTCTTTGCTTTGTTATATCCGTCGCATATCATCTGTAAAAAACTGTCAAAGTGTACAATAGTCCCAGAAAGCCATATCCAGCCTTCATTACCTGGTGTTTCCTCTAAAGCAGGATAAACCGTCGAAACTACCCACTTTTTGATCTCCGCTCTTCTTTCTGGTGTTTTTGTGTTCAATTCAGACTCAAAGTCGTCTAAAATGATGCCAGTATACCTTACATCCACCTCTGCACGGCCCCTCAGCCTTTGATTGGTACCCTTTGCTATGATTCTGTCCCCTTTTGCAGTAACTAAATCTTTTTCTGTCCACCTTTTGCCAATGCTACCGCCATCAAGGTTTCCGAAATAATATTTGATCATCTTGTTCTCTTCAAAGTGCTGGCGAATATATTTGATGTGATCAATGGACTGCCCCTGTTCTTCGGACACCCAAGCGAAGAAATGCTGCTCATCTTCTCCAGAAAAGCAAAATTTGTGCATAATTGCTGCTTTTGCCAGAATTGACTTACCAAACCCACGGGGAAGTATATTACAGATCCTTTGCCCAGGAGAGGTGGATATCAACTTTTCGGCAACGGTATGGTGAAATGGTGGGGATTTGCTCTTTTTCAAAAAATCTTTCGGTAAAAACGCCCTCCCAAAGAAAATAAGGTCTTTATACGCCCTTTGTAGAACCTCGTCCTTTTCAGCCATTACAGCTGGCGGCATAGTTATATTGAAGTCAGCCTTTTTTGTGTGCACCTTTTTTCCAACTTGTTCGTATGACATAATTAATTTTTCCCCATTTCTGTTTCTTTGGATAACTCGGATAGGACAACCTGTTTACACTTACGAGCAGTTTCTGCAAGGCAGTTTTTCCTTTCCATATGTGGGAAAATCGTCATAATAAGTAATTGAACCAGCATCAACGACATCTTTATAATATTTAGTGTCATAACAACGACGGCACGAAGGACAAAACTTAATCGTTTTATCGGTGATTTTTCCATCCCAAGTTGAGTCTTCTCTGCTTTCTACCTTGGACCCACTACTTATCACCTGCTCCAATATCGTTTTTGTCTTTAAGCTCTGGGTTTTTTTCAAACTCCTTCAACCTTTCCTTAGTGAATCCAGTGAATGTCTGTCCGAGCACTGAAAGTGTCTGTGTTTTTTCCTTTGGCATCATGCCTCTCAGTTCGGCAGCAAGCTTAAGATAGTTGAATTTCACCGAACCTCTCTCCGCACCGATGCTTTCAAACATCTCTTCAAGTATAAAATCCTCTGTTAGGTTAAGTTTGTCCATTTTATCTGCTAATTTTTCATCCACAATCTTTTTTATCCTTTTCTGTTTAAGCAGCCAGGTTGACCTTTCCCTGGCGTATTCAACATTGTTTGTTTTAAAGAGGTGCATATAGGCCACTTCTTTAGGTACATAGCCAAAAATCAGGTTCACAAACATAATTTCCATCTCATTGGGGACCTCTCTGTCACTATCGTCCCATGGATATTTTTTGGAAAAGCTATAAACTGTCTTGTGTGGTTCACCTGAAATAGGGTTATTACCTTTATACGGTCTAAATTGACCAAGGGGAGTGCGTATATAGGGAGAACTCTTCCCAATTCTTCCTTTTTTGACCACCTGGCTCATTACGCCATTGCGAGCCTCTACCCAATCTCCCTCTTTTGCGGTCCCCGCATCTGAAATACTTGCATTTTTATGGACTTTTAGCAAATCTGCCTTATTTTTGTAGACATAATGGATTTTTCCCTTAATTTTCCTATGGAACACGGGGTCAGCGCACCCGACCTCATGATCATTGTAATGATCTAACTCTATATCCCCCCGACTAACCCCTGTTTCCATCTACCTCGTCTCCCCATACAAAACATTTACCTTTCTGTATTTCGATTGTTTCAACTTGGAAGTTCCCATTGCTGTGCCATGTGATAATTCCAAATGCATGATTCCAATTATGTAGTCTGCCTTTCAGCCATTTGTTTTTTTCGGCAGACATATTCTTAAGGCACCCAAGACTCCAAGCACCGATAGTACCGCTATCCAACTTAGTAAGAGAATGGCGCTGTATATCATGAACATGACCATAAAGGATGTTGCTGCCATAAGCCTCAAGATGTTTTTTAGCGTGGTATACCGTTGCATAGGCGCCATGTATAAAGTTTAACTTACCTAACTTTAGGGGTTTGTTATAACCGTAAAAGTGATATCCCCGTTTTTTTAGGTTACAGCTCTCTTTAAAGGCAAAATGCCCCATATAGGGGTATCTTTCTACGAATCGATTGGTCCAATCGTCGTGATTGCCCTCAAGCATATACCTATTCGTACATTTTACTTTATCCAGGGCCTTATCGAACAGATCTAGACCCATGTTGACATCATCGATGTCTTTTTCGATTATCGGTATCTGATATTCCAGAGGTGGCTGTTTCTTACCTTTCCACTTCCACGCTGAAACTGACTCCCATTCGCCGACATCACCGAGATTTACGAAAGAATCAGGTCTTACGATCTCGATTGCGGCTAGAACGCAGTTTACGGCGGGGGCATCGTGGAGAGGAAAGTGCTGATCTGGAACAACAATTGCAAGTTTAGGCTTCGGCCTCATGTGGTATGTGGTATCCTGTGACTAAAAGAGGTATCTCTATGTTTCTAATGGTGTCCAGAAGTTCTTCTAAGACTTCTGGGTCGCCACTTTTTTCAAATATAAAGGCCACTCTTTTTAGTTCAATCAGGCTTTCACCCAGACTTTGTTCCGTTGGTAGTGGATTTTCCACCATTTTTATCCTGTTTGGCATTTTTCTTTTCAGCATCCTGATCTTCAAGGGATTTAGATGGCAGTTGCCTGGAAAGCTGACTCTCATAAGTACTTCTTGCTACTTCCAAAAAGTGTGCTTCCTTACGAAATTCACTTATCTTTCCATTTAACTCGTTAATGACGACAACAGCAGTCCGTGCATCGGCACTTAGACTGTCTATATCGTATCTTTTACCATCTACTTCTATCGTTTGTATATCCTGGCTTGGCATCAATTTGTCTCCATTTATTGGTTTTCGAAGTTAGTTCTTAAATAGTAGGCGGAGCAACAGGGAATTTCTTTTTTTTTAATTTTTTTTGTTTTGCAAGGTATAAAGCTATCTTTTCCCTACTATAGTATATACTATATAGTAATAACTATAGTATACTATTGTAAATACAAGATAGTTAATACTATAATAATATTATATACTATATAAGAAGATTTAATACTATAATAATATTATATACTATATAAGAAGATTTAATACAATAACCAAGATAACTATATTTCTTTCTCTTT